ATCAAACCAGAGTATTTTTCAGATCGTCACGAAAGAGTTGTATTTGAAGAAATTAATCTGTTCATGGAGAAGTATGGTAATCAACCTACAAAAGAAGCTCTCTCCATAGAACTTGATAATAGAAAAGACTTGAATGAAGATGAGTTCAAGTCTGTTCAACAAATTGTTGAGACACTATCTAATGCACAAGTTGATATGCAATGGTTAGTAGATACGACAGAAAAGTTTTGTAAGGATAAGGCAGTCTACAATGCTATCCTTAATGGTATCCAAATTATTGAGGGGAAGGATAAACAACATACCGCTGAAGCGATACCGTCTATTTTATCTGAGGCACTTGCAGTTGCATTTGACCAGAATGTAGGACACGACTATGTAGAAAATGGTGAAGAACGATACGAGTTCTACCATAAGAAAGAAGAGAAACTAGAGTTCGACTTGGATTACTTTAACAAGATTACCAAGGGTGGACTCCCACAAAAAACTTTGAACATTGCCCTTGCTGGAACAGGTGTTGGTAAATCGTTGTTCATGTGTCACATGGCTGCGTCAACCCTAATGCAAGGTAAGAATGTTCTTTATATAACAATGGAGATGGCAGAAGAAAGAATTGCAGAACGTATTGATGCAAACTTAATGAACATAACAATGGATGACTTACATGAGTTACCAAAGAAAATGTTTACTGACCGTCTATCCAAAATACAAACAAAGACCAACGGAAAGTTAATTATCAAAGAATATCCTACTGCATCTGCACACACAGGACATTTCCGTAGTTTGCTAAAAGAACTGGCACTGAAGAAGTCATTTAGACCTGATATTATTTTTATCGACTACTTGAATATCTGTGCCTCTTCAAGATTTAAGGGGAATGCAAATGTCGGATCATATTTCTATATCAAGGCGATTGCCGAAGAACTTAGGGGGCTTGCAGTTGAGAATAATGTTCCTATTATGTCAGCGACACAGACTACTAGAGGGGGGTATGCAAACAGCGACATTGGGCTGGAAGATACGTCAGAATCTTTTGGTTTGCCTGCTACGGCTGACCTCATGTTTGCACTTATATCAACAGAAGATTTGGAAAGTCTCAACCAGATAATGGTAAAACAGTTAAAGAATAGATACAACGACCCTGGCCTCAACAAAAGATTTGTTGTAGGGATTGACAGGGCCAGAATGAAACTATACGATTGTGAACAGGAAGCACAGGATGACATTATTGACAGTGGACAAGATGAAGGAGCAACATTTGATAAAACAACTTTCGGAGTGGGTCTTGGGAAAGACAAGACTTATGAGAAATTTTCGGACATCAAAGTATAAGAAACCAAAGTACTTTGTAAATAAAAACAAACATGAGTGGGAAGTTGTAGAATTTCCTACTAATGATATCATTAAGGTATTCAAAAGAAAGATTGACGCTGAGATGTTTTCAGAACAACTTACTAAGAATCCACCTTTTGGTGAACGGCCTATACCACAATTTTTAAAGAAAACAAAACTTGACATTCTAGAGTAACCATGTTATATAAATAGTATTGAAATTATTTGTATGAATGGAAACAGTGTAAAATGTCAATTAGAAGTGCCTACAGGCAACTAAATCCTATAACTGAAATTGTAGGTTCTCCACTAGAAAAAGTGAGAGAACTTCACGAAGAGACTCTTCCTACAGATTTCTTTGATGGATTTACACACGAAATAAACACTAAAGCCAGTTCTTCTGTGAGAACTGTCTATACAGTGCGTTCCCCTGATAGAGAAACAGACAGAGATGAAATCCTTAGAAGGATGCGTCAGGCTGGTATTGATGCGAATCTAGGTTCATCTAGTTCTAGTGTTGACCCCATTGATGGTGAAATTGATGGTAAACGATTTAGAATTAATGTGAAACCAATGTCTGGTGGTATGCAAGAAACCACACTGAACTCTAGTATTACAGAACTCTTTCCATGTATCGCTTTTGAAAAGGGATACTCTCCTACAGATGTAGAATCTTTTCACAAATACTTACTTGACATTGACGTAAGTAAGTTGAAGTGTGTCAATACAAAAGATACTGATGCCGCACAAGAAACAATCAATAAGGCAGATACATCTTCTAAGTTTACAGATAAGATGAACAATGCAATTGGTATTTTAAAATACCTAAAAGATGCACATAAAGATAAATCTATCTCTGAAGTGTATTGGGGATATCGTGCAAAACCAACTGGTGTTCCTAGTAATCATCCTGGCGATATGTTTATCAAATATAGTGATGGTAAGTTTCTTGGTGTTAGTCTGAAGGCTGGTGGTAAGAAAACTTCTGAACCACAACTCAACACATATGTTCGTCCAGTGTTTAGTGCATTCGGTGAAACACGAATGATGGAAACATTACGTTCCACTGCATATTCACAAGTATATTCTAAAATTAAAGGTATGCCTGCACTAACTGGTTTTGATGGCGGTGCAAATGGTAGAAGTCCAGATAGAAGAAAAACTGAAACTATTCTAAAGGACTATGATAAGAAAAATAATAAAGCGTATGAAGCAGACTATGATGCAATGTTAGAAATTATGCGAAAGGGTGTTGTTGAACTGTTCAATAAAAGTAAAGACAAGACACTAAAATATATTCAATCTGAAGTGTTAAGGGATGCACCAGATGTTCCTACAATTGTTATTAAAGCAGTTGGTTCAGAATATGAAGAAGTTACTGATAGAGATGCAGTTGGTGTATTTCTTCCACAGGTAAAGTTTGTAAAAGCATATTCATCTCGTTCATCTAAACAAGATTGGTTTATTGAATTGAAGTCAGGTACAGAAACTATTACAATGAAGATGTCTATTCGTTCTAATAAATCTGGCCATGCTGGTAAAAAGAAACTAGGACAGTTCCCAACAGGACTGGCCATTAAATATAACGGACTTGCAAAATGATAAACTTTAGTTCATTTCTTACAGAGGACAAGGGTGGGAAGAACCTACACCTAGAACATATTGAGGATGAAATCCTTAACTATGGTATTACTGGTGGACGGGCTTCAATTAACTTTGTTCGTTCTCTAAGAGATATGTTGGCAGGAGCATCACGTTCATCAATCGACATGACTGTGAAGTGGGATGGGGCGCCTGCGATTTTTGCTGGTATTGACCCATCTGATGGTAAGTTCTTTGTTGCAAAGAAATCAGTTTTCAATATAGACCCAAAACTCTATAAATCAGAAGCAGAAATTGATGCAGACAATTTATCTGCCTCACTGAATAGTAAATTCAAAGTTGCACTTGCAGAGTTCTCTAAGTTGGGTATCAAAGATGTTCTTCAAGGTGACTTGATGTTTACTGATGATGTATCTACAGAAACTATTGATGGTAAAAGTTTTCTTACATTTCAACCTAACACTATTGTATACGCAGTAGATGTAAATTCAGATTTGGGTAAGAAGATTAAAAATGCAAAGATTGGTGTAGTATGGCACACAACATATAAGGGTGCAGAACTACAGGATATGAAAGCATCATTTGGTGCAAATATTAGTGGACTGCAAAAACCATCTACAGTATGGATGGATGATGCAACATACAAGGATGTATCTGGTAAGGCAACAATGACTGAGGCTGAAACTGCCGCAGTAACATCATCGTTATCATCTGCTGGTTCAACTTTTAGAAAAATAAACTCAGCACTTTTAAATAAGTTTCTTACATTACAAAACTCATTCACAGGAAACCTATCTGGTGCATCTCTCAAGACTTACAATAATAGTAAAGTGAGAAAGGGAGAAACCATTACTAATCCATCTGCCCATGCAAAAGGATATTTAAAGTGGGTAGAAGATTCATTTCAAAAGAATATAGACAAACTCAAGACACCTAAAAACAAAGAGGCTCTTGAAATTAAGAAAAAAGAAACTGTTCGTGAACTTTCAAAACACACCAAGAACTTAACTAGTATTATTGAGTTTCAGAACCATATTGTTGATGCAAAGATGGGGGTTGTAAAGAAACTAAATACTGTTAAGAGCATTGGAACTTTTATCAAAACTTCTAATGGATTTAAGGTTGTAAATCCAGAGGGGTATGTTGCAATTGATAGAGTTACAGGTGGTGCAGTTAAATTGGTAGATAGAATGGAATTCAGTTTCAATAACTTTACTGCAATAAAGGCATGGGATAAATGAAAAAGTTTTCAGATATAAGAGAGGCTCGTGGTGATACTTGTGTATTTACCTTTGGTAGATTCAATCCACCCACGACAGGACATGAAAAATTAATAGATAGAGTTGCGGCCGAGGCAAAGAAAGTTGCTGGTGCGCCGTATTATATTTTTGCATCACACTCTGAAAACCCAAAGAAAGATCCACTTCCTTACAGTAAAAAAGTTGCATACATGAAAAAGATGTTTCCAAAACAAGCAAGAAACATCATCGTAGATAAGGCAAGAAATGTATTTGAAATTGCAGTCTCACTACACAATAAAGGACACCGTTCAATTATTATGGTTGCTGGTTCTGATAGAGTTGCAGAGTTTGAAAAACTATTGAACACATATAACGGTGTAGAAGCAAGACATGGTTACTATGGTTTTGATAACATCGAAGTTGTATCTGCTGGCGAAAGAGACCCAGATGCAGAAGGTGTTACAGGAATGTCTGCATCTAAGATGAGAGCGGCTGCATCTGCAAATGATTTTGACCAGTTTAAACTTGGTTTACCGTCAGGATTTAAACAAGGAATGTCTCTGTTCAAAGATGTTCGTAGATATATGGGTATTCGTGAATCATTTATCACACATCAAGTGCTTCAGACGGAAGAAGATGTAATTCGTGATATGTATGTGGAAGGTGAAATCTTTACGATAGGTGAAGAAGTCACAGACACATACACAGGGGTTACAGGAAAGATTATTCGTAGAGGAACAAACTATGTTACTTTCGTTGCAGAAGATGGTGAAACTTATAAGAAGTGGTTGTATGAAATAGAACTCGCAGAAAGTCTTTGGGCAAACATCCATAAGAAGAGACAAAGAATCAAACAAGGTTCTGGTGAGAAGATGAGAAAGCCTGGAGAGAAAGGCGCCCCGACTCCAGCCCAACTCAAAAGAGCAAAGGGTGAAGAGAAAGATATTGATGAAAGAAAGACTGCACAAGATAAAGAAGTAGGTGACAGAAAAGGAACTCAACCCAAGAAGTATTATGCAAAAGATGCTGAGGGTGATGATATGGCAAAGTCAACCAAACAATCTCGTGCAAGACACTTTGAAAAAGGTGCAAAGATGGATGATGATGACCCTGATGCATACAAACCAGCGCCAGGCGATAAGTCTGCAAAGACTAAACCATCAAAGTATACACAGGCGATGAAGAAGAAGTTCCCAGATTTATACAAAGAAAATAAAAGAATACCTCGTAAAAAAGGACAACACAAAAATAGTTCAAGTCACTCTGATTTGTACACAGATGAAAACCCAGAAGGAACAATTAAGGGTTTGAAGTTTGCAACAGTAGATGATGCGAAAGCAAGTGTTAGTAAAATAGAAGGTTCTGGTAAAACTCATGCACATAAGATTCAGGCAGCGATTGCAATGGAACAACGTGCAAAAGAAATGGGTAAAACTAAAGAAGCCGCAGTATATCGTCAATACATCGAAAAGATGAAGAAGAAAACAAAAGAGATGCAGAATGAAGGTGCCGCAGATAAATCTCTTGCAAAGAAGTCAGAGGCATCTGGTATCTCAGTAGGTATTTTGAAACAGGTTTACAAAAGAGGTGTTGCCGCATGGAGAACAGGACATAGGCCTGGAACTACACCATCTCAGTGGGGCCATGCAAGAGTCAACTCTTTTATTTCAGGCGGTAAGACAAGAACAACTGCTGATAAAGATTTGTGGGCAAAACACAAAGGTAAGTCTGAAGATACAGAGGTAGGGGAAAAGAAGTATCTTAGAACTCATCCAAAACTAAAGAATTTGAAAATCCCAGTAAATAGAAAGAAGGGTAGAATTCTAAAGCCAGGCGATAAACCATTTAAGGATGAGGTAGAAGACCCTCGTGAGATTGGTACAGATGCAAGAAGAGTTGCATATCAAAAAGGTACACCTGGCCAAGAGATTAAAAAGTTTACAGAACACAGTTCATGTTGTGATGACTGTGCAGAAGAATCTAATCTAATCGAATCTAATGTATATCGTGTAGGTTCAGAAAAGTATTATGAGTTCTTCCAAGAGAAAAGAGATGAATATAAAATTGGTGTCTATGAACCAACAGGTTTTGATAAAGAAATCATGGAAGGTGATTTAGGTAAATTTGATATGTATCAAGGAAACCACGTTCCACTTGATTGTCCTATGATTGAGGAAAGAGATGTAGAACTTAACAAACCAAAAGTGGGTGGGCCAAAGAAGTACTATGTGTATGTAAAAGATCCAGCGACAGGTAATGTTAAAAAGGTTACGTTTGGAGACACAACTGGATTAAGAGTTAAACTAGATGACAAAGAGGCAAGAAAGAGTTTTGTCGCTCGTCATAATTGTGAAAACCCTGGCCCTAAGACTAAGGCAAGATATTGGAGTTGTAATCTTCCAAGATATGCCAAACAACTTGGGTTAAGTGGGGGAGGCAATTTCTTTTGGTAAAACCATATACCCAAACTTATGATAATGGAGTTATTATCAGACAGTTTGATGAGGACGTTAATGATGACGAACTCATTTGGCATAGAGACAAAAGAACTAGAGAGATAACAATTCTTGAGGGTGATGGTTGGAAACTACAACTAGACAATCAATTACCTCAAGAATTGAAACAAGGAAAGTTATACACCATTCCAGAGATGGAGTATCACAGATTAATAAAAGGAACAGGGAAACTTGTTGTAAAAATATGGGAAGAAACAAATGACTAGATATAGTTCAACTATGACAGAGGCCCTGCAAGAAATTCGTGAGGGTTTCTCATCAAAACAAATTAAGATGGCAATCGGTATTGCATCAGACAAAAGATATGCTGGTGGTAATATGACAGGTGCTGTCCAAGCAATCGAAAAGATTAAAAAGGGATTGGCCGACCATCCACAAGTTGCCGCAGTTCTTAAACGACAGAATGAAGATTTGGAAGAAGGACTTGACCTTGATGAGTTGAAAATGGATGATCCTAAGTTAGTCAAACATTTTGACAAACTCAAAAGAGGTGATACTGTAAAACTCAAAACTAGTTCTACAATCAGTAAAGGTAAAGACTTTGTTGATTATGTTGTGAAAGCAAAGAACACAGTAAACAAAGGTAGAGTAGAAAAGATTACTCTCGTAACTAAGGGTAACGAAAAGGCAGTAAAGAAGTTCCTATACAAAAGAGATGGTAAGGTAACATTTGCTATCGGTGATATGGGTGCATCTATTGATGACATCAAAGAAAAACTAGGAAAGAATGCAGACGCTGGTGATTACATAGATGACTTTCGTAAATCTGATGCTCCACAATTTAAAGGAAAATCAGAAAAAGAAAGAGATAAAATGGCAATCGCAGCCTATCTTGATGCAAAGGACAAAAAAGAAGAAGTTGAACTTGATGAACTGAAAGAACCATTTGTAGTTGTTGATACTGCTGATGGTAATAAGGTTGTCGGTACTGCATCCTCTGAGAAGGGTGCAAAAGAGATTATCACAACTGCACAACTTCCACCTATGAAAATTAAAGACAAGAAAACTTTGAAAATTGTAAAGTCGAAAAAGAAACAAAGATTGGGTGACCCAATCAAAGAAGGAACATGGCACATACCAGATTCACCAAAGTTAAAATCTGGACTTAAAAAACTAATGTCTAAACCAATCAAACTTGGTAAAGATGGTGACGATGCTACTGACAGGATTGGTCACTTTATTGGTGATGACGAACTGTACGATGCCTTGTTTGTTGCTGGTAAAAAGAATCCAAATGGTGATGCAAGAGATGTTATCAAAAAGGCAATGAAGCGTCTTGGTATCAAAGAAGAAGATGAAAAGAAACCAGATAAACCAGATTCTGCCAAGGCGGTAGATCAGGCACGAGATGATAAGAAGAAAACTCGTATCGCACAGTTGCAGTTGCAAATCGCAAAGGCAACAGAAACAATTAATAAA